CGGGGAAAGGCGATGTTAATAAAAAGAAAAAAGAGAAACCCTTTGATTTCCAAGCCGAACTCGTGAAAAATTTACCTGATCATCTGAAACCTGATCAAGATGTAGAAAAAGGAAAACCGAAAGTAGGTGGTAAAGTAGATAGCAAGATAGATGATTTAATGAAAGATAAAATGAATAAATTAGATAATTTAATGAGTATCTTAGAAACAAAGAGTATCGGTAGTGAAGCATCGGGCGATGCGGCATCAAGTAATGTTAGAGAAATATTAAAGGATTCTATCAAAGAACAAGTTCAGGAAGCAGCATCGGAAGTAGTAGAAGCGGCAATTGATAATAGTATTAAATAAAAGTATTAAATAAAAGTATTAAATAAAAGTATTAAATAAAAGTATTAAATAAAAGTTTTTTTATTTGATTACTCTATAAATGGCTAGACGAAGAACTAAGCGAACTAAAAGAACTAGAAGGAAATCTACTATATCAAAGTTAGAGAGATCTTTAAGAAAAACCATAGAGAGATCTATCCGAAAATCATTGAAAAAATTAACGAACCGAAAAACGAAAAAGAATAAAAGAAAAACAAAACGGAGGAAGAAGAAGCTACAGAGAGGAGGAACGGTGACAGCAGGAGAAGAAACCCAGTACCGCAAAACCCTAAGTATTGACAAATTGGTACTCACAGAACGAGAAATTATGTCCCGGTTACGAAAGGCAGGCCAAGGCATTCATGAACCTAACGGAGATCAACACGGCAGGTCGGAGGTATATCTCCGTACACTTGCGAGAGTTATTAAGGCGAGGGCTGCCAGGGAAGCAGGAGGAGTAGCACCATCAGTGGCAGCAGCAGGAGTAGCAGAAGAAGCAGAAGCAGCAGCACATCGGTCGCAGGGGTTTGAGCAAGCTAAAATGACACATAGACTTCGTAGAGAAAAGCAGAAGCAGCAGAAGCAGCAGAAGCAGCAGGAAGAAGAAGCAGCCAAGGATATCCAGGCGATTCAGCGTGGTCGTCAATCTCGTGCAGTAGCAGCAGCAGCAGCAGAAGAAGCAGGAGAAGCACCAGCAGCAGCACAAGCACCAGTAGCGTTGACTCAGGGCGAAGAGCAGAAGAGCGAATACACACTTGAAGTGATGCCTGTAGGTCTCTCCGCAGAAACGAAGATTATTCGCGTGACAGCCTCGTCGCTGCATGAGATGAAGGAATTCCTCGTAAGTAACCTGGCGTTGGAGCAATCTGCGGAGAATATTGTCATGGTGGCTCAGATGGTGGTCGCGTTCACGGATAATAAAGTTCAATATGAGCGGCGTGTCATCCACTCGCTGGATGGCATGCCGCTAAAGATGAAGGTTGAGATGTGGTTGAAGGAGGATACCGCGATAAATGTAAAAGGAGCCGCACAACCAGTAGCGGCAGCAGAAGAAGAAGCAGCAGAAGAAGAAGCAGCAGCACGAGTAGCAGCAGAAGAAGAAGCAGCAGCAGCAGCAGCAACACGAGTAGCAGAAGAAGCAGCAGCAGCAGCACGAGTAGCAGCAGAAGCAGCAGAAGCAGCAGCAGCACGAGTAGCAGAAGAAGCAGCAGTACCAGCAGCAGCAGAAGCAGTAGAAGTGACTGGTGTCGAAGCGACCCTGCCGGCCCTCCCGACCCTGCCTCCTGGCTGGATTACCAAGGCGCACGGCGGGAGGGTCTATTACCACAACGAATCCACGGGGGAATCTACATTAAGGTTGCCTAGTGTAGAAGAAGTTATTGAAGAAGGAGAAGCAGGGGGAGCAGAACCAGCAGGAGCATCAGCACCAGCAGCAGTACCAGCAGTACCAGCAGCCGCACAACCAGTAGCGGCAGCAGAAGAAGAAGCAGCAGCACGAGTAGCAGCAGAAGAAGAAGCAGCAGCAGCAGCAGCAACACGAGTAGCAGAAGAAGAAGAAGCACTAGAACAAGAACGGTTAGCAGCAGAAGCAGCACGGTTAGCAGCAGAACCAGCAGCACGGGTAGCAGAAGAACAAGAACGGTTAGCAGCAGAAGGGGCGGCGGCGCTAGCAAAAGTAGCCAAACAGCAAACCCTTACCCAAACAGCAGATATGATAAACGCCGAAGAAGAAGCACTAGCACTAGAAGAAGCACCAGCACCAGTAGCAGCAGCAGCACAACCATTAGAAGTCATCGGCTCAAACTGTGGCGATCTCCAGGACCAGTTATCCAGACTTAATAGAATGATTGACGGACTTAAGAGACATAATATGGAACTGGCCCGAGCCGCCAGTGCCAAAGGAGGAAACGCGGCCGAGGTCGTCCGCCTCCAACAAGACATATATCGGAATAATCGTCAACTGGCCGCTTGTGAAGAAGAAAAAATACGACTTAAAGGAAGGCTGGAGAAACTGATGAAAGAATTATATTGTAGTATTTTAACGAAAGTTAGAATTGCAAAGATGGTCGCGCCGCCGTCAGCGGACGGCGGACATAAAAACTCGTATAGGGTGGCTCCCGCCACCCTGAGAGAGATTGGTTTAAACGGTATCATAGTCGGATATTTTACGTTGCTGATTGCTATTCTCACTATCCCTGATATGACCCCGGGCAATCAATTTAGCTCGCTACTAGATGATGAAGAGATCCAGGCAATTATGGTCGCTGAGGAGTTGGTCGACGCCACCACCACGCCCGCGCAGCTGCGCGATAGGGTCCTTGGGCTTCCCGACGACAACGAGATCAAAGTTGTCCGAGACATGATTAAGACATTTATTCTGCAATAAATTTATGGCTTAAAATTTGATTTTTATTATTTAAACTTAATTAACATAAGTTTAACAAGATAATGGTGTCGTTAGAAGAGAAATACAAGAAAGAGAATCTACAGAATCACATTTACAATACTCCCGATACATATGTCGGGGGTTGCGATTTGATTTCGGAAACCTTACCGATCTACGACAAGGTGAATGATAAGATTGTAGAAAAAGAGATGGAATATATTCCGGCATTATATAATATTTACAATGAGATTTTGGTGAATGCCAAGGATCAGGTTACTCGTTTATCTGGGCTTCATGCTTCAGATAAGAGTATTCAGTTAGTAACCGAAATCAAGGTAGAATTCAACGTAGAAAAGGGTGAAATCAGTATTATGAATAATGGCGACGGCGTAGATATTGCGACCCATCCCAAAGAAAAGAAGAATGGGAAACCGATTTATATTCCTCAATTAATCTTTGGTGAATTATTGACCTCGACCAATTACAATAAAGAGGAACAAAAGGTCGTGGGAGGTAAAAATGGCTATGGAGCGAAGTTAACCAATATCTTCTCAAAGTCATTTAAGCTGGAGACGGTTGATCGTCAACGAAAGAAGAAATATACTCAGTTATTCAGAGGTAATATGAATATTATTCAGAAGCCCAAGATAACTGATTATGTGGGGAAACCGTATACGAAGATTACGTGGCAAGCCGATTTCAAGAGATTTGGGATAGAGAGTTATTCGGATGATATGATTCATTTAATGATGAGGCGTGTATATGATATTGCGGGTATCACGGATAAGAGTGTATCGGTTTATCTGGACAAGAAGAAACTCCCTGTAAAGAGTTTCAATGATTATAGTAAGATGTATCTTACGGACGACGTCTTAATTTACGATGAATTCGTAGATAATAATATTATATGGAAGATTGGGGTAAGTCTATCTTGTTCAGATGGCTTTGAGCAGGTATCCTTTGTGAATGGTATCTGTACATCAAAGGGTGGTAAGCATGTTGATATGATAAGCAAGATGTTAACGAGTAATTTAAAAAAACAGATTCTGAAGAAAACCAAGAAAGATATCAATGAGACTTATATCAAGAATTATTTACGTATCTTTATAGATACGTTAATTGTGAATCCTTCATTTGATAGCCAGACCAAGGAACGGTTAATTACGACGCCTTCTAAATTCGGATCGAAACCCGAGATATCCGATAAATTCATTAAGCAGATAATAGATAAGACCGATATTTTAGATCGTGTTTTAATGTTCAGCGAATTCAAGATGCACAAGGAGAGTAAAAAGACCGACGGTCAAAAGAAGAATAAGATTAGAGATATCCCCAAGTTAGACGATGCTAACTGGGCGGGAACCAAGAAATCAGATGAATGTATTCTAATCTTAACGGAGGGCGATTCGGCGAAATCGATGGCGATATCGGGTTTATCGGTTGTCGGTCGTGATATTTATGGTGCTTTCCCGTTGAAGGGTAAGGTCCTGAATGTTAGGGATGCTTCTTTGGATCAGATTATGAAGAATAGTGAAATAACGAATATTAAAAAGATTTTGGGTTTAGTGAATGGCAAGGTATATAAAGATACAAAATCTTTACGATATGGTAAAATCATGATAATGACCGATCAAGATCACGATGGTTCACATATCAAGGGCCTAGTAATGAATGTCTTCCATCATATGTGGCCCTCTCTTTTAGAATTAGGATATATTACGAGTATGATTACTCCGATTGTCAAGGTCGTGCTAAAGAAAAAGATCAAATCATTTTATACATTAACCGAATACAACGATTGGATTAAGAAAACCAAGAATAGTAAATCATGGAGAACTAAATATTACAAGGGCCTAGGGACATCGTCGGCTCAAGAAGCGCGAGAATATTTTGGCAACATGAAATTAAATAATTACATTTATGACGAAGACACGACTGATAAGATGTGTTTGGCGTTTAGCAAGGATAAGAGTGATATGAGGAAAGAGTGGTTATATAATTTCGATGAGAATATTATTTTGGATCATAAGGCTACAGATATATCTATTCCAGACTTCATAGATAAGGAATTAATTCATTTTTCAAACAGTGATACACTTCGTAGTATTGGTTCTGTTTACGATGGTCTGAAGCCGAGTCAGCGAAAGATTTTATATTCGTGTTTCAAGAGGAAATTATATTCCGAAATTCGGGTTGCTCAGCTTGCTGGGTACGTGAGTGAACATGCGGCGTATCATCATGGTGAGGCTTCTCTACAGGGTGCTATTATTGGTATGGCTCAGGATTATGTAGGATCAAATAATATTAATTTACTGATGCCGAATGGTCAATTTGGCACCCGAATTATGGGAGGTCACGATTCGGCGAGTCCTCGTTATATTCACACCGAATTAAATAAGATAGTTGATATACTTTATCCGGCAGTAGATTTTCCATTATTAGAATACAACGATGACGATGGTATATTCGTGGAGCCTAAATTTTATGTTCCGATTATTCCGATGGTCTTGGTGAATGGGATGAACGGTATCGGGACTGGATTTAGTACGACTATTCCGATGCACGATCCGATTGATGTTATCAAGAATATGAAGCGTAAGATTAGGTCAGAACAATATAGTACGATGGGTCCTCATTATAGAGATTTCATTGGTAAAATCGTGAAGATTGATAAAAATAATTACATTAGTAAGGGTAAATATGAGGTCATTGATGAATGTAGTATTCGGGTAACCGAACTACCTATTGGTAAGTGGACCGACGATTATAAGAAGTTTTTAGATGGCATAATTCCCGATACAGGTAAGAAGAGTAAATCATTAGAGAATGAAAAGGGTAAGGGTAATAGTAAAGCTAAGCAACCTAAGAAGACTATCATAGATTATACGAATAACAGTAGCGATAAAACGATTGATTTCACGATCACCTTTGAAAAAGGATTCTTAAATTCACTACAATGGGACGAAGATGAGAATATTGATGGAATAGAGAAATTCTTTAAATTAGCGACTACAAAGGGATTATCGTATAATAATATTCATCTCTATAATTCCAAAAATCAGATTAAGAAATATGATAATGTATATGATATCTTTGATGAATTTTATAAGATTAGGTATGAATTATATATCAAGAGAAAAGAATATCTCCTAAATAATCTTAGTAACGATCTACTGATTTTAAAGAGTAAAATGAGATTTATCACCGATGTAATGGAAGATAAAATTAAGATTTATAAACAGAAGCGCATAGATATCATTAATGATTTATTAAAAAATGAATATATTCATGTTCAGGACGGTCAGGTAGTTGAGTATGTTAATGATAGCGATACGAAACATTATGATTATCTAATCAAGATGTCTATCTATCTATTCACTGAAGATGAGATTGAAAAACTTGGAGAAAAGATACTTAAACTGAGTGAAGAACATGAGACTTTAGCGAAGTTGAGTATTGAGGATATATGGTTCAAAGAATTAGATCAATTATTAGATCATCTAGATTAAATCTAAATAATAAATTTATATTTTATAGATATATATATATAGATGTCAACTTACATTGCTAATAGTGAAAGAGGGGGTGATTACGATGAAGCGATTGGTTTAGATATTGACGGTGAAATAGTTGTGAATAATTATCAAGGCGTTGCAGGTAATCATTTATATGATTATGATTTATTATCGCGACCGAGTGTTTCGGGGTCTGGTGTTATTATTCCGGGCGAAGTTGATGCGGGCTTCCCTTCATTATCCGATTATCCCGAAACAATTAATCCGGATGGTAGCAAGACCAGTAATTTTAAAAATTTTTTATCCGAAGATCAGAGTGGTTCATTGGATACGATGACAGATAGAGTAAATAATGGTAGATTAGCGAATGTAAATATAGTGTCCGAAACCGATGTTCCCGAAAATACAGATATTATTATTAATAAAGATAATAGAGAATCGTCTATCAAGGGTATCTTGGAGGAGAATTCTCTGAATAGTTTATTTTTTGGGGAAACGAATACAAAAGTTATTCAGGATACAATAAGATATCGGGTCTATCAGAATACTGATCAGGTAATCTCTAATCAATCTCCTAATGATTTATTTATCATAATGAGATCTATTATGTTACAGTATGCGAATTTCAGGACAGACGTAGGTAATATCGTAGATGAAATAAGACGTTTAAATAGCAAGGTATTGGACTATGCTGTTGAGAATGTATCATCGAATGTAAAACAGCATCAGGGTTACATTGCGGATCTAGAGAAGCTACCTGTTCCTATGGATATGCCTGTCTATCATAATAAGCGTTCTTTCACTTATGATATTTCTAATCTATTGTAGATATAAAGATATAAAAATATAAAAATATAAAAAATTTATTTAAACACTCTTACCTATCTTTTTATTATGAATATTCTTCTAGAAAAGAATAAACCGCTATTAATCTATGGCAATCCTGGATCAGGGAAGACTCATTTAGCCTTAGACTTATTAAAAGATACAGTTTTGTTAAGGATTGATAGTAGTCATTTGAAAGGTATAAGTGATATGAATAAATATATAAATGACAGAGTTAAAAAGAGAAATATAACATTAATGTTTCAGGAGAAGAATGAATGTAGGGGTCTATTAATAGATGATATTCATATCTTTCAAAAGTACGATAAAAAGAGTTTTAATCTGATCATAGATTTCTTGAAGAAGGGTCACTTCTACAACAATAAAATCATAATAACGTGTGATACATCATTCATTAAAAATAAATTCATTATAAGATGTAAATTAACAAGTATAAAATGTCAATACAGTTATAATGAATACTATAAACTATGTTTAAGAATGATAAATGATAAAAAGTTAAAACTGAGTTTAGATGAGTTGGATATGAAAATATATCAATCTAATTATAATTTTAATAAATTACTGAGTGATTGTAAGGAAAAAGATAGTTCGGTTCGTGATAATTTTGATGGGATAGAAGAATTAACGAATAAACTATGTAGAAATATATATAATATCAATGATATTTTTAGGGAGTGTATGGGAGATGAAAAAATAATCTTATTAAACATGATAGAAAATATAAATGAAAACTTTTTAAAAATTTACGAATATATTGATTTATTTAATAATAGCGATATCTTTATCAAAGATTACGAATTATTAAACATACCTATTTACATGATAAATAATAATATAGATTGTAAAAATAAAAAAAATGATAAAATAATATATAATCGGTATGTGAGTAAGAATATGGTAACGCATAAAAATAATAAAGTTATAGATGATTACTTGTTGTATTTAATAGATACTTATGCGAAACATTCTAAATATTACGACAATCTACTCTTATATGATAAGGATATTTTGGAGTATCATAAGAATATATATGAAAATATTTATAAAGTTAAAGTGTCGCTTCCATAGTTTTAGTTTTACTTTTTGGTTTGGTTAATACGTGTATTGTTTTCGTTTCTCTATTATTCATGATAAGATCCATGGCAAGTTCAATTTGAGTATCGTCTGATATCACTTGTGATAAATTACTTCTTATATTTGTTTTATTCAGTGCTTTCTTCTGAACTCTTTCGTTGCATCTTATTTTACCCGATTGGGTATTAATATCTTTCACGTTATGATTCACCATAAAAGTCGTAATTTTGGGTTGCAGGATTTTATTTTTAAGATTTTTGAGATCTTTAATTTTGTATTCGTGTTTAGAGATTTCTTCGTCAATCGCTAACCATTGCTTCAGTTGCGATTTAAATTCCGATAATTCGCCTTCATTGATATCATCGGTATCATCTGTATCTGAAACGTTCATTTATTAAAGATATTAATATTTTTTTTAAATAGTTATCTATCCATCCTAAATCACAACGTGTTAAAAAATCCTTCTCCTGCATGACTTACAATTACATTAGAGGGTGGTTCAAAAATAGCCCATCCAGCTTCTTCTAAACTAGACGCTCCAATGTCGGTCTCAGGGATCTTAGGGGCATATTCATTATAAACATCCCCGTGTGTAATAAATAATACATTCCCTAAATGTTTATATTTATTAAATATATTATCTACTGTTTGTTTAACATAAGGTTCTATACCCCCCTTCGCAATTTCAGCAATTAATCCTTGATTGTATGGTTCTGGGGTATTCCATTCTGGACCTCTATATTTAATTGGAACATATCGTGATAATGATAATGCGCTATCAGCTTCTCTTAAATTATAATTAATAAATATATCCTCTGGACGTATACCGAGCATTATTCTCACTACCTCTGCTGTTTGTAAACATCTAGTAAAAGGAGATGTTATTATACACTTAAAATCATGGTTGTATAAACCTCTTTCAATAGATTCTAATATTCTATCGTTTGCTTTAGTTTTCAAAGAAAAACCGGGTACTTGCGGATCTATGTTTTGATCATTTGCTAAAGGCGTATTATAATTAAATCCATCTATCCAATACTTTTGATCCCTTTCAGAAATTCGGGGAACATTGGATAATTCATTATCTAATCTAAAAGAATGTCTCATAATACCTAATTTTGTTCCCTCGGGGGGTGCACGGACTGGGTGTAATAATTCTGTCATATATTTACATAATTCTCTGGTCCCGGATTTTCTAATATAATCATAAAAATAATAATGATAAATATAAGATTTACCGTATATTTTCACGACATCTTCATTTCCCGGCATTGAATCACGCCCTTCCCGCAATTTAGTGTATATTTGTTCAAAAAAATGAGTAATATTACCACCTTCATTCTTGAAAAAACGACAAGAATGTAGTGGACCAACATCTTGATACATTGATAAAGGTATATAATGAGTGACGTCCTGTTCTAATATGATTCCGGGGTCCCCACTTGAGATTATTTGTAATTTCCCATTTTCACTATCAGTTAACAATGAAGCAATGTGTGTAGTTCCATCTAGTTCATAACTAAATATACCAGACATTATGATAGCAAAATTATTATAGCCCCCCTCCCGTTGATTACTAAATTCTTGAGATCCACGGAAATATTTCCTTTGAAATTCCACGTTATATTTTTTACCTTTTAGTACAGTCACTTTTTCTATAATGAGTTCCACACCTTCTTCAACCTTAAGTTTGGATTCGGTGTCTATTGATTCTATTGATTCTCCTGGATCTATGAATACAAAATAAACATCGTCCTTACGATAACCAAGTTGTATTAAAATATTCTTTAAAAATATGTCACTAACTATCTTGTCGATATTTCCAATCTCACCCCAAAAACATACACCGGTTATATATACAAGATGCTTATCACGGGCTTCTTCTGGTCTGGTCTGGTATTCAATATCCGGTTGTAGTTCTGGTTCTGGTTCTAGTGCCTGTAATTGTTCGGGTGCTCGTGTGCCCCGTGGTTCTAGTTCTGGTGTGCCCCGTGGTGCTCTACATATATCACATAATGTGCTTTTGGCGACGTTTAGGAACGTACAAACACGGCATGACCATTGTCCAACAGGGGCTCCTCCAGCATCGGGTTGGGTATCTTGGCCTGTCCGTCCAGGTGGGACACCTTCGCTTATTGGAATTAAACCGTCGTAATGGGGTATTCCACCTTCGCCGCCCGCTTGTTGTCTTCCTGTATTAACTACACGTATAGTATGAGACCCCCCAGACCCTTGTAGTCCATCCATATTCGGTCCATAAACCTCAGTAGTACCGGTCGCTATGCTATAAAAAAAGCTACCATCATCGGATGTAACTATCTTTGCCATAATTATTTCAATATTAATATTTAAAATTTTGCATGTAATGAGAATTTCTAAATTTCCAGCATAACTTCCACCATAATGTAATACGTTAGTTGCGTATTGGTCATCTTCTTTTGTTAGAGCCTCTGGCCATCTTACCCCTTCTATATATTTTTTTATAGTATTCACTGGTTCCGCTTGAAAATCCTCATCTTGGCCATACCCAGAAATTTCACTAAGAGCATTGTATGGAAACTCACCTCTCAGATTTTCCAGCATATGTGTTTCAATCCATGTTGCGACTTGATTTCTTAAAATTCTAATTTCTTTATCTGATGCGCGTGCAGTTCCCCCCGGAGCTCTACATCCAGCTTCCTTTTTAGCTATTTTGGTTAAACATAAAGCCGCATAATAAAAACAATTACCATCACCTAGAATCCTTTGTATCTCCTGTCCGTCCGGTAGATCTCCATATTGAATACCCCCTCCATGCACGCCGACCATCTTTTGATCATGTGCAGCGACTGCTGCCGCCATCGCTGATTCTACTACTCCTGTGGCATCTGCTTCAGCAGATGCTTCTGCATCTAGAGCGGTGGAAGCATTTTTAATTGCTATTATCGCGTCTACTATTGCTTTTACAGATTGCCCTGATACTTCTGCTATATCTGCTATCGCTGCTTCATATGCTGGGTTATCCTCATCTGCTGGTGCTGGTGCTGGTGCTGGTGCTGGTGCTGGTTCTGGCTCTCCTGTTCCCACCACTCTCCTTCGCCGGCGTTCGGGGTTTTTCATCTGCTCTTCCTTACGCTGTAAATATTCAGATACACTCAACCCGAAAGCAGCAGCATTCACCCGGTCTTCTTCCATCCCCCCTATCATCTTTCTTTTAGAGACTCTCTTCTTAGAAAGTTTCTTAGAATATCTCTTCTTAGAACATTTCTTCTTAGAAAGTCTCTTAGAAAGTCTCTTCTTAGAATATCTCTTTGAAAGTCTATTATTTCTTCTCTTTGTCTTTTTTACCATTTATATATATAATATATTTAAAAATAATAATTATTAATTTATAAATGTCGCTTTTAAAAGACAAACCCTTAAAGAAATGTCACACCGATAAACGAAAAATGATAGATGATATTCATAAGGAAAAGGTATATGATATGAATCGTGATGAATTAAATGAATATTATTTAGATAACGGAGTATTATTAGATAAGTATTATAGTGATGATCGTAAATTAAATAACAGCGATAAGAGTGGTATTTTATCTTATTTCGGGACTAAAGACGAAGAAGAAGAAAATAAAGCGATTTCACGGAAGAAAATAATGTTAAATTATATGAGTAATATAAATGATAATATATTAAATGAAAAAAATATCGGAGTTAGAGATGATATTTGTGATAACTGTAATAATAAATTATATTTATCAGATTTAACATCTGAATTATATTGCAAAACGTGCGGTAAAAGTACGAGTATTATGGTGATTACAGATAAGGTTTCTTATTCTGACCCTCAGTCAGAGATAACATATTATACATATAAAAGAATAAATCATTTTAATGAATGGTTGGCTCAATTTCAGGCAAAAGAAAGAACCGATTTACCGAATGAAATATATGAAAAAATTTATCAAGAATTAAATAAAAACAAACATCTTTCGATAGAAAAATTAAAATATAACGATATCCGTGATATTTTAAAAAAATTAAAATACAATAAGCATTATGAAAATATACCTCATATCTTATCAATTATCACCGGTAAGAGTGCTCCTACATTAGATCGTAAAATGGAAGAAATATTAAGATCGTTGTTTAAGGAGATTCAGATACCTTTCATGAAAAACTGCCCCCCCTCTCGTAAAAATTTTCTATCATATAGTTATGTTTTACATAAGTTTTGTGAGTTATTGGAGTATGATCATTTATTGTGTTTCTTTACCTTACTGAAGAGTCGTGAGAAATTACATCAACAAGATGTAATATGGGAGAAGATGTGTAAGGATTTAAATTGGGAATTTATACCGAGTTTATAAAATTTAAGGGGTCAGTTATAGCAAACTATAAATCATAGCGGTGACGGCCAGAATAGCTCCTACAACAGCTGTCGCTGGATCACCCATCGCTATCCCTCCTAAACCGCTGACCCCGCCTAAACCAGTTAAGGCGGGGTTAGTCGCTTCTTGGGCTTCTTGGGCTTCTTGGGCTTCTTGGGCTTCTTGGGTCAGTGATTCTATTTCTCGTTTTATTTCTTCTATTTCTCTTTTAACTTCTTTCGCATAATCCGTACCCATGAGGTCGCCCCTATCCCCAAAATCACTGATAGTTTTCTCTTTCGTATCAAGTTGGCTGAGAAGATCCGAGAGGCGCCGCTGAATTGGATTCGCTTTTGGCTTTGCTTTTGTTTTTGGTTTGGATAATACTGTTGGAGACTGATGGAAATGTGTGGGCAGCGTAAGACCTCTCCCACGATAGGATAGCAGACGAGCACTATTGTATACTTGCGTCATAGAAGGTTGTGGTATTTCTTCGGTCGCGATAAACAGGTTCTGCTCTTGCGCATGACCTAACCCATTACAAGTTAGAACCACGATTGTAATGGGATATGTATCTGAATTAGGTGACAGATTGCGGAAGAGAATCTCTTTCAATCTATTTCTTACTCCGTGAACTATATCTGTGAGTTTCGTATTCGCGCAAATTTTAATTTTAAGTTTCATGTCTCCACCGTCTTTTTCGGTAAGGTGCGTCTCGTACACTTTACTTCCCGGATGAGTTTCATATGTGGAAAGAGCAATCAACCACTCCTTATCTTCAGATTGGTAACTCATTACTTCTCCCTGTAATTCTTGTTTACGCACTTCAGGGCAAGGGGGGGTGTTCAGTGGGCGGAAGTTCATATCCTGTATTTCCTCGCCCTCCGTATATAATCTCCACCCATGTACATCTGACGCCCCTTCTTCCATATAATTCAGGGAGCCGTTTTTATATAACATGGTTTCATACGACACATCGGGTTGATGCTCGGTTGTAAACCGAGCATCAGTCCCGTTCTCATGGGGGATGAGAATCTCAATACCCCGCGGCACCACAAATGTATCCCCCCCCGGAGAGCCGTGAGCATTTAATGTAATAAAACTTTCCTTCCAATTCTGCGGCTTGGCATGCGGGTTGACGTGGACATCGGCGATATCTCCGAGTATGCCACGGGCGTCCTCGGTTACTTCTCGCCCCCCAATACTTTTCCCTCTCCTTTCACTAATAAAATGATGAAAAAGAATGTTTAATTCCTCATCGTTATCATAAAAATACTCGAGGATGTCGAGGCGAAGAAGGGCGAGTTGTCTAGTTCCGAGGGTGGGACTACATTTTATTTTTATTTCCCGCCATGTTAATGCCAAAGCATAATCCCGTATTCGATCCTTTGGCAAATGATATACATTAAAAAGTTCATAACTACCATGCTTGTCATTTTCTTCCTCCCATTTGTTTTCACCGTGAGGACACGCCACAACAAATAACCCTCCCTCTAATAAATATTCGGCTTCCTCGTCGAAAAACGAACTTATATGATAATCGCTGCTATTAGTCGTTATACCAGTTTTATATTTAATTATATATTGTTCTGTAATTTCAATTCTACCTTTTATACAAAATAATGTTCTCCGTCCCTTCTTCCTCCCCTCGCCCATGAAAACTTCAGACATCGCTTCTGTTCGTGTCCCTGAAGTTGACGTGAAACCATTTTGATAAATCACGTATGTATCGGATCCATCTGGCGCACACTGGGGATTGCGTCGCCAAGTAGTATCATACATCAATAAATTACCCGACTTTAACCAGTCACCCCCTGATAAGCTACGATCCCCTCTCCATAAAAAATTACCGTGTATTCCTGATCGGGTAATATCAGTCAATATATTTTCCGAATAAGATAAAATTGAGGTAAGCGCGGCGTTCCTATGAGACGCATTAATTAACACGTATAAACCCATGGGTAGTGTCCATATATACCAAATGAAAGTATTAATTAAGGGAATACCTTCCTGTTTACTTATATTATTTTCGCTTAATTTTTTTAGTAGCCCTGGATCCCTTATGCGTCCATCCATTAATTCAATAATTAAACTATCGTGGTTTATAATATATTTTAATAAATATTCCATGCTCTTACGGGCATCATCCTCGCGCTTCGCGGCGGCGGCGGTGGCAGGGGCGGCGGGTCGAAAAACATTCAAGGAAAACTGATCCATAATCTTACCCAATTCTATCTTAAATTGAGTGACATCCTCTCCCCGCGCCCCACCTATTTTTTTTAAACTTCTTCTTTTATATTTTTTCTTCCTTTTAGTTATTTTCTTTCTTTTTCTTTTAGATTTCTTTTTAGATTTCTTTTTTGATTTCTTTTTAGTTTTCTTTTTAGAAATATTCGCCTTGACCAATAAAGGGATATCGGATTGTGAAAGTATATTCTCTCCTTTCTCTCCTTTCACTCCTTTTGGTAATTCTATTTGATATTCCTTCATCTTTTCTTCATTAAACCGCTTCATTAAGTCGCTACTTAGTAAATATGAGACAAAATGTGCCGCGGGGAAACCGGTAGTGGTATCATCGCTAAAACCATTATCTTTATAACGTTCTGCTCTAGAATCATCTGTAGAATCATCCGTAGAATCACTATCTTTTTTAGATACTTTCTCTTTGGATAAACAACCGTGACATAATAATGTGGTCCCTTCATCAATACTAAGTTCATCTAATGTTTTATCTTTGTCTAAAATCTTACCCTCATAAATTAAATCGCGTATACTTCTAAATCCTCCTTCATTCAGATCTTCATTCAGATCTTTTATTTGAATAATTAATTCTTTTATAGTATTTTTACGATTTATATTTATTATTATCTTATCATTTTTCACGTTTTTTATTATAACCTTTATAAGATCCATTATATATATATTAGAAAATAATTAATTATTTTCTTTCATCATAAACAACACCTTTACGTTTAGTTTGATTATTCCATATATTTTGACAAGGCGTTCCTACTTTAGGATCCTTGCAGTTTTCTTTGACGGGTTTAAATGATCCCCATACGGGGGATTGATTATCTTTCGTACACTGTTGAAAATAGTTACCCATATTATTATTCGCGTTAAACGGATTACACTGTGATTTATCATTGTTTAGGGATATTTCATTTGTGAAAGAAAAGTTATCCGCCGTCCCAAACTTGTTTACCGAGTTGTTCATTTATAGTAGGTATAAATAAAAAAATTATAAAGAACGAGACATTAAGAATATTAATATAAAATATAAACAGTTATGGGTAGTGATGATTTAGAAGCGTTTCTCAGTGAAAACGCTAGTTTCAATGTTTATCATATGATGATTTGAAACCCAAGAATAGTTTAATTTATTGTGATCCACCGTATGGGATTACAATCCAAATGTACATATGCAATATGATGAAAGGATGAAAGGATGAAAGGATAAATTTGATTTAAATTTGATTTAAATTTGAAAACATTTAAGAAATAAATAATATAAACCGACCATGAAAAATTATCATTCAAAACGAGAACTTACGGATGACATCGAGTTTATTCAGTTGGTCATCCCAAATGAGACTATCAGTGGAGAGAAAACTCTCAATCATCTTATCAATCAACTCGTAGAACAATGGCGACTGACTTCACCGGATTCACCATGGCATGTAAGAACCAGTACCAGTATCAGTACCAGTAGCAGTAGCAGTAGCAGTAGCAGTAGCAGTAGCAGCTCTGATAGTGACAGCGATGGGTCTAACTCAGATGAGGCTATCGTGCCACCACCACTCTCGTTGACCGCGGTGTCCGATCCCAAATGGCGCGCGGGTCAAACTGAAAAAGATGCCGCAAATACTCTCATCAACATTCATAATACCGTCAGCACAAGTGACAATACGGTTGGTCATCGAAGGAGTAATCATTATAACCTCCGTAATCTTTGAACTCGGCTGATAAAACAATATAACTCACTCAGAACTCACACGTCCCATAATTAAATAATTTCAAGTTAATAAAGTTTATATTTTTTTATCTTCATCTTTTATAACATATGTAGAGCAGATATGAAGAGTAGATTCCTTCTGAATATTATAATCATCCAGAGTTCTACCGTCCCGAGAAGCAAAGATTAATCAATCTAGCAGGAAGATATTAAATTAAATATATATATGTGAATTTATATATGAATTTATAATGAATTGTTGTCAACAGATATATACTTGTGACTGGTGTAATAAACAATTAAAAGGGAAAAGAAATTTATTATATAAATTTAGAGGCTGTGGGAAATATCATAATAAGAAAATATGTAATCTTTGTTTTCAAAGGAGATTCGGATATTCATTAGACAATGATATAGATTTATCGGCAGGTAACGACGATCCCTTAGGGATGAAAATAGTAATTTATAAACGGATTCACAATTAACTTGTAAAAAACATTATTATAAATGAATAAAACTTATAGATTTATAAATATTATTATAAATGAATAAAAAAACTTACCTTAAAAACATATTTCATACAGAAACCAATGAAACCATTTTACCATCAACCTATATAAATAGGGATTATATTTCTTCGTCTTGTTTTCATCATGTAGTATGAATTAATTGGATTTTCATCCCAATTTTGTTTATCACCATTTCACGTCATATGGAATCATACGACATATGGTTGTGACCACCGGTGAAATAGGTTTCTGTACATTTAAACATCTTATATACCCTATTCACTCTAAAATTGATATTAATTATTATTTTCAAACGTAGATTTTTATATATATCATATTATAAATATATAAATGCTTGCTCGCCCCACCCCTCCATCGGGTCACCACGAGCGGACAAAGCATGGCGAATGAGGCCCAGCAGAACAAAAAACAAACCGCTACAAAACAAACCGCTACAAAACAAACCGCTACAAAACAAACCGCTACAAAGGGAAGTGGTGAAGAACCAGCACCAACAAAACAAGATGGTGGAAGAATTAAATATAAAAAAATGAAATCTAAGAAGAAGCATAAAATAACTAAGAAGAAGCGTTCTAAGCGTTCTAAGCGTTCTAAGCGTTATAAGCGTTCTAAGCGGCGCTAGATTTTCTTTCATATTTCTCAACGATTTCTTTGTATTCATCGATCATATATTTTTTACATTTTTTGAATAGACGATTATTACTTTTATTATATTTTTTGATGAACTCTTCTCTCTCTATCCCTTCTAATTTTCTATCATCTGCTATTTCGTTTAATTTAAATATATTATTCAGAATTAATAATTCTTCCAAAAAATCCATAACTAATAATAAAGATATTTTTAATTTAAAGTACTTTGTAAATAAATCAAATTTTAACTGAATGGTTACTAATTATTGTTGATTATTGTTGATTATTGCTGATTATTGCTGAATATTGCTGATTATTGTTGAATACAACCTGAGCCTTCATCTTCTTCTTGGATAAATTCCTTGACGACTTCTTCTTTGTCTTTGTAGTAATAAGCTTGGACTAATTGTCCTTCTTTTTTATTTCTTTCAAACTGCACTAATATTTTCTTAAGATAATCCATTTGTTTTTCTCCTAATGATTCAGGAAATTCTATATTTAAATCTAAAATTAGATTACCAAATTCTTTTTCGGAACCATCGCCTAACGATTGATTATCATGCTTCAACGGCATTCCTTTATTAAATACCTGAAACATCTGATTCGGTTTTACGATCTGCGATATTTTTACATTGATCGGTCCCTCAAAATGATCAATATAAATATCAACACCCGTTAACGCTTCGCATAGTGAAATGGTTTCTGTAATATATAAATCATTATCTCTTCTCCTATATCTCGGGTCTTCAAGCTCTACGATTTGTATCACTAAATCTTCGTTTAAACCTAATTCAGGGATATAATTTCCACCTTCTTTGACCACGATATTATCTCCGCTCTTTGATCCCTTTTTCACATTAATAACATATTTAGTTGATTTTTTACCGACTTCATCTCTACCTTGATCTTGTCTATATGTATGTGAAATATTAAATTCTTTTTGTGTTCCGTGATAGAGTTCTTCTAAACTACACTCTATGTTATATTTCATGCTAGGTTTGAGTTGGTG